GCCATGATTAGACATAGGAAGGGTCTATAACCCCGAGTCTAACTCTTTAACCGTGGTAAGCCACGACGATATGCGGCGTTAAAGCTACCGTGCCAGACGAAATGGACGCAATCCGCATCCGGATCAACGTGGCCGCTTTGCCGGTGTAGAAATAAACGTATTGTCCAGCAGAAGTAATTGTTTTACTGGTGTCAATCGTAAACCAGTTGCCGTTGCCGTTGAAGTTTGCTTCTAATGCAAGAGTAAAGTTGGCTGAACTGGTGACATTTGCGGCAAAAGAGTACTCACTAGAGTGTGCAGGAACTTGAAACCAGTCATCGACTGAACTCATTGAGTTGCCAGTGAACTCGACCGTGTTAGTAAAACGGTCCGTGACAGTTGTTCCGACGTTGGCCATTACTTTTTACCCCGAGCTTTTTTGTAGATGTCGGAGTCAGCCTTGCGAGCGCCTCCTTTGCCTGAAATATAACTATTGACCCTACCCATCGCCCAAGCCGCCATAGAAACGTTACGGGAGCCGCTAGACAGGTATGCGCCTTGGCCACGGCGATAGACCTGAGCCAGCTCGCCGTAAGTGAAGCGGGTGCCCTCAGCCTTATCTCTTAGAGCCTTTTTTGTTTTTTCGTTTAGTGGTTTTGCTGGCATCCTGCTGGCTCCTGGAACGACTGACGGCCTTAACGTCGATATTTTCGCCCCGCTTGTACTTCCTGGCAGTCTCCTTAATCTCTGCCGCCTTGGCGGCTCGATTTTTAGAGCCAGAAAGGTACTTCTGTGCTACCCCAGTCTTGGGATCTTTGCGGGTTTTGCGAAACTTACGAGCAGCCATCACATCTTTTTGCTGCCCTTCTTCTTGCCCTTGGGCTTTTTCTTGCCACCGGTTCCGTAATGACCAGGCATGACAACTAGGTGATGGGGTGTTTTTAGTTTAACCAGCCTTGGATGCGTATTCCAGGGTTACGCGGCGCTTGCTGCCTTTTGGTGTGTTCCAGCGAGAAAATTTAACGCGGATTGATGGATCCAGTGGTTCTTCGGGCGATTGCAGCGTCTTCCAGCGATGGTCGCAGTCCAGACAACGACGCTCACGTACACAATCGTTTTCCTGTGATGTGTAGCGTCCCAGCACCTTTGATTCTTCTGATCCGCATTTTGGGCAGTGGGGCGCGTTGAGCGGACGAAACATCCTCAATACAAGCGGTATGACGTAGTTCCCATGGCCTCAGGCTTGGCCAAGTTGAACTGTTGGAGCACAAGATACCCGAAAGCGTCGAAAGCGTGGTCCACTCCTAGATTTTTGTTAGGTAGGCCCGTTCCAGGGGCATAAGTGAGGGTGCGGAGGGATTTGATGAGTTCTTTGCAGCGGGGGTGAATTTTTACGCGGCGGGCGCCGGATGCGTCCATGAGGCCGGTGTTGACGGCGGTGATTTTGTCGCGGATTTTCCAGGGGGAGCGGGGAGATTGCACGGTGAAGCCGCTGCGGCGGAGGATTGCGTGGTCGGTGACGCCGACGCCGCTGGTTTTGCGCGCTCCACCCGTGGGGTCGGGGCAGGCGATGACGCGGCGGTCTACGCCGTAGCGGCGGGTGACTTCTTCTGCGAAGTCCCAGGTGGTTGCGCCGCCTGTGAGCATGATTTCGTCGAAGACGTAGAGGGTGTCTTTGTCTTTTACGGCGCAGATGCCGCTCATGGGGTCCACGTTGAAGTCCACACCCAGGAGAAGGGGTTGAATGGAGATGTCTTTGGCGTCGGTGGAGATGTTGTCGTCGGAGAAACTGATGGCTACGAGGCCGGTGAGGTTCTCGAACGACGCTTCGAATTCCTGGCGGAACGTGCGCGGGTCAAGTTGAGCGCGGGCTGCCTCAACTTCGTCGGCTGGGACGTTTCCGCCTTCGATGGTGGTGTAACACCAGCGCTTCCATTCGTTGGTTGGGTCATCTTCGCAGTAGCACCAAAGGTCGTAGAACCAGCTGGCTGTCCCATCCGGGGTGGAAATGAACAGTGCCCAGCCCTGTTTGTCTGCCAAGGCGGGTCGGATGACTTCGAACCAGACCTCGGCGTCCATAAATGCGGCTTCGTCGAGCACGACGCCGGACAAACTGCGGCCACGGAGGGCCATTGCGTTCTCTGTGCCCTTTAATTCGATGGTTGAGCCGTTGACTAGCTCTAATTTCAAGTCGGTTTCGTTCTTAGTTTTGATCCAAGGCTTTGGGACGAGCTTTTTGAGCACTTTCCAGGCAATATCCTTTGCCATCCGGTAGGTGGGGGCGCAGTAGAAGAAGGTTTCGCCGGGGTTATTGATCGCTCCACGCAAAAGTTCGACGCAGGAAAGGTATGACTTTCCGAAGCGGCGGCCTGCGACGAGGACGCGGAATCTGTGTTCGTCGGTGAATACTTGCCCCTGTGCCCAGCGGAGACTAAGTGGGGGTGCATTTTGTACGGCCATGGGTATTACATTAACTGCTTTTTCAACCCCTACCCCCGGTGGGTGTAGTACAATCAAATAATCTGGGATGTATCAGTAAGTTCCCCGCGCTTAGGTACAAGTGTACTACTTTTGCAACCCTACCCCCTGTGACAGTTGCACCGACTGGCACACAGTACAGATTTACTAAAAAATTTTCCGAAAAATCAGAATTTTGGGAGCGTGTGACAGCTGAGACAGTGGCACAGAAAAACTAGCACAACAGATTTCCGGTGGTAATATATATTTAGCAACACACAGTTGCTAACACTAACTTCACCCAAGAGTTACTAACACAAATGTCTAGCAATTCTTCCAACGTTTCTGACTTTTTGACTCTCGCATCTGTCTCATCTACGTTGTTACTTATCTGCACAGCTTTCTCCCTCTTTTTTGTTACTGAGGACGCAGAAAATTTCAAACGTTGTGTACAACGTGCGCAAACATCTACAGACGAATGTGCACTGATCATCTACGGTCGGTAAGTAATACAAACACCCTGCAGAGTTAGCTACACTTTGCAGGGTATTTTTGTACCCAAAATATTATAGTACACTAGTATTGTAACAAGAACCTTGACAATCTACTGAGAATGGTTCTCATTCTCGATGCGGATGTCCAGAGTCGGCACCTGCAACGCCAACTGTTCCGGCGCGGCTTCGCCTATTACGCGGCCCATGTCGCCTAACAGCGTCGCGACAGTCTGGAAGTGGCCGCGCTTAAGGGCCTTCTGAACAGTTGCGAGGCGCAGCGCTTGGAGTTGGTTCAACAATTCTTCGCGCGTCCCGTTTTGTTCCTTTCTCAGCAGCTCCATTGCGCGCTTGTAGTCATCATGCGCCGTACGCATGGAGACATTGAACCGAGAAGACACTTTTTCGGCGATCTGGTGTCTGGTTCCACCTTCCAAGATGTAGCCGTAGCAAACTTGCGCGCGCTCTTCTACTTTGTGCGCCGCGCCGCGTCCCTTGCGCCACCGCTTCGACTCATCATCGCCAACGCTGGTCTTCTTTTCTTCGGTGTTGTTATCAGCCACGGGCTGGCATTCGTAGACCTTCACTAATACTAACCGGCCCGCTCCAGCTCGCTAGGCGCTAGGGGTTGACACATGCATCGCATAGTGTGCTACATTGTTCATGTTCACCCAAAGGTTCACCCATGACCCTCTCAGACACAGCCCATGAACTTGAGCTGTACGCGACCAACACAGAGATCTGGTACGCGCCAACCATCAAAAATCTCTCCAAGCATTGGAAGCGCGGCAACTTCTCACTTGATCTCGCGATCCATTCAATCGAGCGTTACTGCCTGACCCCTGCGGCGAAGCAGTACCACCGCGAACACGGAAGCATGACCAGTGCTTGGCATCACACGTTTCCTAAAACCGTCCGGCTTGAAGCTGCTGAGGTCATCGCCCGCATGTGGGTTGCTGAGTTCAAGCTCGGCAACTTTTGGGACTGATTCGTCCAACTTTCCAGAAAATCCAGTTTCGTTCCACCCATGAACTACACCGACCGCACCGAAAGGGTGCACACCTTCGCAGACATTCCACGCATCGAAATTACCCGGCACCGCGTCGCGGGTTTCGATCACTGGGACACCGAAGATCGGACCACGGTCCAGCTCGGTTCTGATCCTGGTGTGATCTCCAACGCCGTCGTCGATTTCCTCGCCAGCCTTCACGGTTCGCCATACCGCTCCAGGGAAGACATCGAACTATTGCAGCGCTTCGCCGGTGCAATGGGCCTGGACTACAACAACGTTCCGGGCATCGCCAACTACGTCCGAAACCCGGAGGGTTGAGGACATGGCGTCCCAGGCAGAAATCCAGCATCGTCTCAGCTACGCGCGGGCGATGCTTGAACGCGGCATCCCCGTCGCATCGCTGGCAACCATGATCAGCGCCCGGTATTTCGTTTCACGCTCCACGGCCTATAGCGACATAACGGCAGCCGAACAGGAAATCCAGGTTTCTGATGACGGTCCAGCTGATGACGAAAGTCCTTGCGATCCCGTAGCAGTGCTGGCAATGCTTCAGCACCGCTTAGACCTTGCCATCGCTAAGGGCAACGACCAGCAAGTGTGCCAGCTCATCAAAGCGATAGATACTGCCAAAAAATGGCAGGGCTACAACTCCGACTCCGTTTCTCCCTTCGCATGAACTACCCCGACATTGACGACGCTCCACTGCCCTTCGAGATTTACACCGAAGAGGAACTAGAGGAGATGCAGATCGAACAGGAGCAAGACGACTGGGAACGCTCCATCCCAACCCCTGCAGACCGTAACCGGAACCTCAAATGATTCACCACGTTCAGAAATACGCTCCAGGGCTTGTATCCCTTGCGGAACGACTGGAGCCTCACGACTGCGTGATCTGCAGCTATAGCGCCGGACCGCAGCCCTGCGGTGGCGGAGCTTGGGGAGACGTTCCACACATCGTCATTCAGCCTGAATCTCTGTATGGCGAAGATCCCTGTTTTGTCGCCATCTACGGGGAACAAAACTGCACGATTCACAGCCAATACGGCGAGGAGTATTCCATAACGTTCCAGGGACTTCTGGACTACTTAGCGCAGCTGCCCCGTCCGCTTTGGAGCTTTGCAGAATGAAACTAAGTCGATTCACGCTCCAGGAGCTTCACCTGCTCGCTGATTCTCTGTACTGGGAATACGCAATCTTTGAAAAGCAGGGATGGGCTGATTCAGCACGTGCCAGGCAAATGGCGAAGCTTCAGGAGAAAATCCACGCATACATTGATCAACAGTACGGAGTGAGCCAGGCATGAACAAAATCGAAACGCTCCAGGCAAATGCCAAGCCTTCGTGGCAACCCCAAGAGGTGAGACTCGTGTATCTCACCTATAGATCAAACATGTTGGGGATCATGCGCTGTCAAACGTTGGCGGCGTCCCTCAACGAAGCCGTGACACGCGCCAGGAGAAAGTACGGACCAGGTGAATTGAACTCTTGGGGTACTAGGAATCTCCCCGTTGTTGGGGGAATGGTTGGCGGCGGTGAGTTTCTACGCGGTAAGCGTGACATCGACTTTCCCGATGACGTGTCGCGGATCTACCCCTGAACGTTCCAGGGCTAGGCATACGGCCAGCACATGGTGGTGTCGCCTAGCCATACGTCTTCGTCGTTGACGTCAATGGGCCTAGCGGCGACGTACTCGCGGAACAGCTGCTTCAGACGTTCCAGGGTTATCCCTAAATCCCTTGCTTGCAGGGCCACGTTTGTCTGTCCCTTGTAGAGACGGTCTAGGGCTTCTTCTAGTTCTTGAGAGCTTGCTGGGCGTTCCAGATGTCCATTCTCTCTAACCATTGACACTCCGCCCCACGTAATTCTAACTCACTAAGCAAGCGAACCTGTGGTGCTCCGCTACGCCGTGCCACCACAATGGCTCCGGTCTTCGGCTTGATCCCAGTCAGGGTCTGGAGTCCCAGCGAATACGCTCCAGCCTGACAGATGTAATTAGCCAGCATGTCCTCACTGCGGGCGTTGGTGCTGGTCTTCCAGTCCGCGATACATAACGCGCCGTCTACGTCGAGTAGGGCGTCAGCCGTTCCAGCCCAGCCTCGTGGGTCATGCACGGAGAACTCGATGGCGTGAATGGCGGTTACGTTCTCTCCGATCCAAGTCCGTAGACCTCGGGCGTAGCCAGAGGCGCTCCAGGGGACCCTAGGAGCCCCCTGGATGGCTTTTTCGATGGCCCAGGTAGTGATTCCCTTGGGGGCACGTTCCAGGCCGTCATCTCCAGTCCTCCAGCTTCCTCGCTTGTTAGCGCTATTACGCGCGAGTTTCGCTGCTGTCTTGAGGACGTACTCCGCGTGATCGTGAGCCAGAGTCCCGCGCTGGCAGGCAATATCACGCTCCAGGGCAGATCCTGGTTTTTGAATCCATCGATCAAGAGCATCTTTTTGCCATTGGGGTGAGGTTTCCTTGAGAATGTGGGTGACTGAGGCGTAGGTGTTGCCTAGTTCGTCGCGGTAAACGCGGTGCGGGCCGGAGTCATCACGGACCAGGCTCCAGCGGCGAAGTCCTGCTAATGCGTTTTGACTATCCAAATTCTTATTTTTCTAGCAGTCTACAGATATGGTCAAGTGCCCTCTCTTAAATACTCGTCGTCATACTGCTTATCCCAATCTTCTGAGCCAATCGTTTTGCTGGTCATAAGTATTTGACGCCATTCTTGCTTATAAATATCTGCAATTTCTGGTGAGTTGATTAAAAGCCCATTTTCTAAAGAGTTAGTCCCATTTTTAGTTGCGTTAAAACTTCCAGTCCATACTGATTTTACTTTAAGCTCAGGAGTGCTGTAGTACGCAGGATTATTATTATCGCAGTATTCGTCACAAAATACAAAAAATTTATGGTGCATTCGTGGGTTATTTCTATTGGAGTTTTTTGGGGCTCCAGAGAGCCTTACAGGTTGTATATTGCGTTCTGCACACCAGCTAACTCCTGCATGGTAATTAGATATTCCACTAAGTTGTTTGTATAATTTCCATTGTTTTTGCATAGACCAATCTGAAGAATCAGGTCTTAGCCAATCCTCTTGTTGTACAACAATTTGTACACCGGCAGTTTTCTTAGCTAAAGCTTCTAAAATAGGTTTGCTTGTTAGCCATGCCATACACCCTACAACTATATCCGCTTCTTCTATACATTTAACCAGTGTTTCTTCTATGTCTCTAAAAACAGGTTTTACAAGTGCGTTTATAAATTTATCTGGTTTCGGGTCTACAAGGGGTGTCGGTGTATGCTCGTCAGCCCATTGAAGTTTGTTGAGATTTTTTGTTCTTTTTAGTTGATAATCGTTGTAGTCAACTTCTCCTACCACTGCTGGTGAAAACCAAGATTTCTGGGTCTTGGGGTTTTTGTACCACTTTCCTGGGAGATCCATAAAGAGTTGAAGGATGGAGGTTCTTAAGTTGTGCGGGCATTGGCTAGCTCGGCTTCACGTGCCAGCCATGCGCTTTGTAGTTGATGGGCTTTGGGTTCGATCAAGTGCATTGAACTGACTATTCCGGTGAAATCCCCCACCGAGATGCAGATGCACCCGTCTTCCAAAATCGTTGTGATCGTCTCCGGTAAAGGTCTCTCGTAGTGACGATCCATTTACGCGGAGCTTTGGCTGATTCTAAGTAATACAAAGGGGGCTGTTAAGCCCCCTGTATTCCCTCCTAAGAATCTTCAAGAAGAAGCTCTCGGTTAGGAACGTACTCACCACACCAGTCATTGTCCCCGTCTACAACCGGCCAAGAAACCGAGTTGTACCGAAGAGTCATGCGCTCATCAATCTCCTCGTCACTAAGCCCTGTAGTTGAAAAATGATGGACTACAGGTCGCGGTGCATAACGCGCACAAGATGTGCCGTTTAGGTAAGTGCATGTAGAGCAAGTTAGAAAAACCGCCATCATTCAGCTTTGAAAGGGTTCTCTCCAGTCAATAGCCGGCCGATGTCGAAACCAGCGGCGCGGGCATCGGTCCAGGCAGATTCGATGCTGTCCTGGGTGCCCTTTTTACGCGGCACTGGACGCAGGCTGTAACGGGTTTCGAGACCGTTGCCTTCTTTGCCCAGAACGAAGTCCCACTCCAACAGGTTGGCGTAGTCCTCCATTTGGGAGATGTCGTCCAGTTCGTTTTGCAAGCTCTTCTGTGAAAGCTGCATGATTTGGACGCTGCTGGACTCGTAGTTGTAAACGGGAACAGCGATGGCGAACTTAACCTTCTCAGGAGCGGTGCCCTCGCGGTTCATGCGACGGGTGAACTCAGGTCCCATTTCTTCGTCGATGTCCTCAGGGCTGGGATCGTCGCTGAAACGGAAAGGCTTGACGCCGCCTTCGGATGACTCGCCCCAGCACTCGAAGAATTCAAGGGGTTGGTCTTCCAGGAGAGCGAAGCGAACGCTGCCGCCGCTCTGAATCTTGGAGGGGTTGAGGTAGCCGCCGCCGGAACCGGCGCTGATGGCTGACTTGTTCTTGGATGAGATGAAGCCCATGGGGTCCTTTGCTGTGGGCACATTGCCCGGTGCCTCAACAATGTAGCAAAGCGTGGGGGGTTTGCAACTGCTATAGAATGGAAAAACCCCTGGGAGCCGGAGAAGCACCCAGGGGCAATGGTCAAACATTCCACGATCACACTGTAGCAAATGGATCTCGTCAGTTTCGTTCGCAGCCTGCCCAAGCATTGGGCCACTGCGCCGATCTACGCCAAGGGCGCGAAGATGCCCAACGGCAAAGCAGCTTGCGGCAAGTCTCCGCTGGGGCGCGCTCCTCACGACAAGCTCTCGCCTGAGTTCACGGCCCAGCACATCGAAAAATATCCCGAGGAGTTCAAGGCTGTTGGTGTTTACAGCGGCGCTCGCTCTGAAGGGCTCGTCATCTTTGACGTTGACGCCAACCTTGGGGCTATTGAAGAGAAGTGGGGCAAGGATCTAGAGAACGCTCCACGGATCACTTCACCGAAAAAGAATGCGGCGAAGTTTTTGTTTGTTGTTCCTGAAGAGGATCGCCTGACTGTTTCTGACCTCAGCCACGCTGCTGCGGGGCATGAAGGCTGGGAAGTGCTGTGGGGCAGGCAGGGTCTGCTTTTTGGTGCTTACAAAGATGAGGGTGAGTACACCTTTACTGGCGATGTAAACAACATTCCCACCGCTCCTGAATGGTTGTTGGAGCGGATGCGGGAGCAATATCGCGAGCTGAATGAGCGGAAAGACAGCCGCAAACTCCGCGATAGCCGGTACTCCAATCGTTCCAGGGAGGAGAAGATCGAAATTGCTCGGAGTTGTCTGAGTGTTATCGAGCCTCGCGGTGCAAACAGTGAGCAATTCTGGTGGGAAATCGGGGCAATGATCCACAGCGAGCTGCCCAATGAGGACGGCTTGAAGCTGTGGGAAGAGTGGAGCCGTCGCGATAACGAGTATGCCGATGATTGGGAGGGCGGCAAAAACCCTTGCGCTGAGCGATGGGAGAACGGTTTTAGGAGCGGTGGGCTGGGCTTCGGCTCGTTGATTCGTCAGGCCGATCTGGTGGATCGTGAGCGGACACGATTTCAAAGGGACGGTCTTGCACGATTGGTGGAGGAGATCGAAGCGCTCCCGCTCAAGTACAAGCTCGACCTACTCAGCGGTGAGGAGGTCATCGCGCGGGGGCTGGAGCTAGAGGAGAGCATTGAGAACCCGGCGCTGCTTGATCAGGCCAAAACTCAGCTGGCTCAAGAGGCTGGGCGGCACAAGGAAGGGGCAGCGGCCATTGACCGGATGCTCGATGCTCACCTCACGTTTGAGCGGAACAAAGAGTTTCGTCCCAGGGCTGTGAGCGAGCTGGACGACGCATCGTTCGATTACTTGATTCCGGGCTTGCTGCCGAAGCCCTGGTTGCTGCTAATTCACGCGGATGGCGGCACCGGTAAGTCAGCGATGTGTCAGACGCTGTGCAAGCACATCAGTCAGGGGCGGTCGTTCAACGTTCACGGCGGATTGGTCAACGTGCCGAAGGGTCGCTGCCTTTGGTTGAACGGAGACCAAAGCGAGCGGATCGTGCGGCGTCAGTTCGATCTGATCGGCGTCACCACTGGTGTTGATGTTGTGGGTGAGTGGGACATGTCCTGGTACAGCCGCTTCAAGAAGCTCCAGGGGCCGAAGGAAGCGCCGAACTATGACCTGGTGGTGATTGACAGCCTGGACGGCTGCAACGACTCCAACCCTTATGAGGAGAACCGCAGGGAGTATGCGCTGCCCCTGAAGAAGCTTGCGCGGCGCAATGGTGAGGATTTTGGGGCTTGCACCATCATCGTGATTCACCACAACAACAGGAACGGCAGCTTCCGTGGCACCAGCGCCATCAGGGCTGCTGTGGATGAGACGTGGAACATGCAGCGGCTAGACAACAAGAAGCTGGCTGAGCTGAGCCTGAGCGACAACACCAGGGTCGTCACAGTTGAGAAGTCACGCGATGACCGGGAAGGGCAGGAGATGGCCTTCTCGCTGCTGCCGGATTACACGTACCAGATCGGGCCGGTGCCTGAGAAGGAGAACAAGGTGAATGGGCCGACGCGGCAGATGCTGGACATGCTCAAGGAGATGCGGCGCACGCGCGCACCTTGGACGGTCCAGGATTTTGTGGATCACGACCTGCTGGGCGGCATCCATAAGAAGCGCGCGATCAAGTACAGCCTGGACAAGCTGGAGGGCCAGAAGCTGATCGAACGGTGTGCTACTCCGGCGAGTTGGACGGGTAAGGGGCGGCCCCCTGCGTTCTACGAGGCGGTTGGTACAGACGTTCCAGGTGCATTTTCCTCTCGCGCGCGTGAAAGGTCCGTGAAACCCCCTGTTAAAAATCAAACCCCTTCCCCTGGAACGGATCTAAACAACAAAGTGGATTGTCAAAAGTCCGAAATTGTCAAAAGTCCGGACGAGGGACTTTTAACAAAACCGGAACTTTTAACAAAACCGATTGTTGGTAAGAACCTTTCCGCCGCAAGGGATCCGCTTTTTAACGCGGATAATCAGAGACATAAGGGTGTCGAACCTGGCGCGGATGACTGGAATATGTGGGACTGACCCACTAGGCAAGGACCTGTCAATGTGCTACTTTGTGCATAGGGTTTACCGAGCTGTGACCGAAAAACAGATCCAAGCCACCGTGAGGACGGCCCACCATTACGGTGGGTCGTTTCTCAGCAAAGTTGCTGAGGCGGCTATGAACGCTGACCCTCGTAATCGCAACCGTGTTCTGGATGCTTTTCCAGAAATCGTTGCTAAGTACGGACCAGGCAGCGCCTTTTACAACGAATACCTTTGAGCATGAGAAGGATTGAAATCACGGTGGACGACGCTGATGCGGATCGTCTGAAGCTTGAGGCGGATCAGCTGGGCATTTCACGCTCTGATTTGCTTCGTGATCGCGTTACGCGGACCCCAGTCAAAACGGACAAACTTTTTTCGCCCTTGGAGTTCCACAGCTTGGTGGAGCGCACTCGCCGCAGGGCAGGTCAGGGAATGGACCGGCGTCAGGTCGAAGGCATCGTTGCGTTTGTTTTCAGTGAATTGGCTAGTTAAACGACTGGTTCGGTTGCTTGCACGCAAGCGGGGCCATACTCCATTCAGGCGAGTAGCCAACATGAAACACCAGGTTCAATTCCAATACTGCAAGGTTGAATCGCCTGCCAGTGCAGACGCCTTAGCTCTGGTGCGCTTTACCAGTTACGACAATGACGACAAAGCCTTAGCGGTTGAACAAGTCACGTACCAGGACAACCGCATGGGGCACCAAGACTTCGAAGTTCAAGTGGCTGCTGCGTTGGACTGCGGGATCGATGTTTCTGTGATGACGGCGTATGACCTGGATTATTTTCCGCTGATTGAAAGCCTTATAAGCTCTTGATGTGCTACATTGGTGTGAATCAACGACACCACCCATGTCTCCTCAAGTTTTTCAGGGCATTGAGCACCTGAGCAAGATCAGCACAGCTCAGTCCCTTTGCTTTGACACAGAAACGCTCCAGTTGCAGCCTGAGCGCGGCAGGTTGCGGCTCTTGCAGTTAGGTGCGCGGGATCGCGACACTATTGTTCTGATCGACTGCTTTCAGCTTGATAAGGGCGACTGGACTACTCTCCGCCAGTTCTTCTGCTCTCCAGACCGATTCTGGTTGGCCCATAACGCTGTCTTCGATCTTGGTTGGCTCCAGGAGCACGACATCTATCCGGCTGGGTGGGTCCGTTGCTCCATGCTGGCCAGCCGACTTCTCACTAATGGCCTGCCTAATACGAAGCATGGTCTCGACAGCGTTGTAAAGCGCTATCTCAAAAAAGAGCTGTCCAAAGAGCAGCAGCGCTCTAACTGGGGCGGCGATCTCAGTAAAGAACAGCTGGATTACGCGGCCAACGACGTTGCTGCTCTGATGGAGCTTGACGTGATCTTGGAGCACCGGATCAGTCGCGACAGGCTCGGACCAGCCTTCAAGCTTGAGTGTCGCGCGCTGCCTGCGATGGCTCAGATGTGGCGCACAGGTCTGCCCTGGAACGCAGAGAACTTGCAGCAACGCAAGATCGATTACGAGCACGACATCAAGGGTTTGGCCAAAGACTTCGTGCTGCAGCTGGATGCTGCAATGCCGGAAGAGCACAAGCTGCCGCGTGATGAAGACGGCAGCTTCAACCTGCGGGCCAAGGATGAGGGCAAGCTTCGAGATGGCACGAAGAAGTACGCAGGCTTCAACATCAACAGCCCGAAACAGCTTGTGGAAAAACTCACCGTGTTGCTGGGTGGTGAGCCCCCTCGTGATGCCAACGGCAAGCCCAGTGCTTCCAGACAGGCACTGCGTTCTTACGCCGCAGATCACGAAGTAATCCAGATTTACCTGGAGTGGAAAAGGTGTGAAAAACGCCGCCAGATGATCGAGTCGATCCAGGAAAAGATGGACGACACCGGTTTCGTGCGTGCCAGCTACATGCAGTTGGGGGCGGAGTCAGGGCGCATGTCCTGCATCAAACCGAACAACCAGCAGATCCCTCGTGATAAGCAGTTTCGCAGTTGCGTTGAAGCGCCTGAAGGCTGGCTGCTGGTTGACGCTGACTTCGGTCAGATGGAACTGCGCCTCGCTGCGGCGGTCGCAAACGATGAGCGGATGATCGCTGCGTTCCAGGCTGGGGAAGATCCTCACACCGTTACTGCGGAAGCCATCGGCTGTGATCGGCAGACTGCAAAATCAGCCAACTTTGGTTTGCTGTATGGCTCTGGCCCCGCAGGTCTGCGTAACTACGCAGGCGGCATGGGCATCACTATGACGCAAGAGCGCGCAGCAGAGATCAGGGATGAATGGCTTGGTGCGTTCCAGGGGGTAGCGGAATGGCAGAAGAACAACGCAGCAGCGGCGGATCGCACGAAGTACGACAAGTGGGCGGAGACCAGGATTCCGCTTTCGGGAATGCGGCGCTATCTCCAAGGCGACATGAATCGGCTGACTGTTAGGTGCAACACGCCGATCCAAGGTGCGGGCGCTGCCATCCTCAAGTGCGCTTTGGGGAACCTCTGGCCGAAGGTCAAAGCAGCGGGTGAGGACACCGTGCGTATTGCCGCTGCGGTGCATGACGAAATTCTGTTGCTTGTTAGGGAAGATGCAGCTGAAGAGTGGGCGGCGACCCTAAAACAGGTGATGGAAGAGGCAGAGGCCAAATGGCTGGGCGAGATCCCCGCTTTGGCTGAGGTGTCTTTCGGCAAAACTTGGCAGGAGACCCACTGATGATCAGCATCTACCGCACTGATCAGGGCTGGTACTCAAACTTTGGAGGGGCGATAACGTACCACCAAGACTTTCGAGAGGCGATGGATGCCGCGTACAGGCAGGCAACTCGTGATGGAGCGCCTAAACAAGGCGATTCAGACAGCAACGACGGGTGATTTGCAGAGAGCTGCAATGTTCCTAGAAGGAGCACGGGAAGTGCGGGCGGGCTGTACGAACCAGCGCGCCCAAGCTCGCCGTGCTCAAGCGAATGCCTGGAAAAAGAAAGTCGATTCTTCTATCACATGGTAATGTGTGTGTAGCACATTAAACGTTATGGCGATTCGGCACGGCAATAAGCAGTATTTTCAGATCCTGCTTGACCCCAATCGAGCAGAGCTAGTTCAGCAAGAAGCGGCTAAGAACAAGCAGCGTGCGACAGCTTGGATAAGAGAAGCTGTGTATTCGGAGTTGAAGCGCGTCACTTCGCCTACCGTTTACAGCGAGGCCGAAGCCCAGGATCTCGCTCGGTGGCGGCAGTCCGTCCGTAAGCAGGTTGAGGGCCGGACCAAACAAAACAACGATTGAACCGTTCCATGCGTTTTGCTCTTAAGGCGGCTCAGGCGGAGCCGCTGTTCGTTTCTGCGCTCTATACGGGCTCCGGCGATATTTATTGGACCGACAGAGCAGACGATGCCTGCAGTTACAGCAGCCTGGAGCGTGCCAGGGACGCAGCAACTTTTTCGGATAGGCAGCTAGAGATTATCCCTGTGCCACATTGATGGCGTCTAGCTCACCGATGTGTCCTACCGCCTGGCGAAGCAGTTTGGCTTGGTGCCAGTTGGTCCGTACTAAAGACACGCATAGCGATCTCAGGGCATCTTCGTCAGTGCAGCCTTGAACGTCTCGCACGCTTTTTTCTAGTTCCAGCTCCTCTTCAAGGCTTTGGTGGACAACCATCCAGTCTGCCCAGCCCATAGCCCTGAAGATTCTTATCAATTCATGCCACGGAAGGCATGACTGTCAAGTGGTTGTTGTAATGGCCTGTCTCCGCATAGCTTTTCATTGGGACGTTGGACATCATGTGAAACACCATCTGACCAATCTTCAAGCCAGGCCACAACGGCAAAGCATGATGCAGTCGCTCATTCTTCAATTCGAGCGTCAGCTTGCTTCCGTGCCAGCCTGGATCGCACCAGCCAGCAAGCAGGTGATTAAGACCAGATCGTGCGCGGCTTGACTTGAGTACAAATTGACAGCTGATGTCGT